CTGGAGATGTACAGCGTTCAGCAAGACCTAGCCGAAACAGAGGTATTCATTAAAGCACGTGATGCCACCGTCTTAGCCGATGCCACCTTAAAAGGGATTTTGCCCTTGGCCAAGTCAGCCCAAGTACACGCCTTAGTGACGAACCCAAGTAGTAACCCGATCACCTTAGCTTACGGTCGGCGGTTATTGGATGATAAGGGGCGAGTGTGGCGCGTAGCTGCTACCTTGGTGGTTGCCGCCAATGGCACAGGTACGTTATTACTTAATCAAAACGAACTACGTACCATTAGCCATACTATCGCCAATGATGATCCGTTCTATACCATTACCTTGGCCAACAACGACGAAGGGCTTTATTTAGAAAACATTCGCATCAAGGATACCATCGGCAGTACCGACAACTTGTATGCCTATGCGCCTGAGTTTATGAATGTCTTGAATGGGGCGCGTGTCTATCACCTTGAAACAGACGAAGCACGGCAAGTCACCATTCGTTTAGGCGCACAAGACGGGGCAAGCCTTGTCTATGGCTTTCAGCCGCCAGTGAACACGGTACTCACGATTGAATTGACCGAAACTTCGGGACAGTTAGCCATTGGTACAGGGGCGAGCTTTAGCCTTGAATACAGTAACAATGCCTATGAAGACGCATTAAAGATGGTTGCCACAGGCGTTAACTCATTAGGTAGCAATCCCTTATCGTTGCCTGTGTTACGCCTGTTATCACGCTATAACGCCTTGTATGACCATGATGCAGTGTATTTATCAGACTTTGATTTTTTAATCCGACGTTATCACGGCGACAGCATTAACTTTTTAGCGGTCTGGAATGAGCAAGTACACGAACAAGTCCACGGTTATAGTGCTGCCAATATCAATAAGCTATTTATTGCCGTACAAGCGAAAGACACACTGGAGCAAAGTAATCTCGTTAATGCGATTCACACCTTAGTCCAGAGAGCCGATAGCAGCTATAAACGCGCCATTGTTGCGGTGATTCCTCAAGCGTACCCATTGACTGTTTCTGCCAGTGTTGCCGCCATCCACGATAGCGCACAAGTCAGCCAACAGATTAAGGATACGTTATTAGCAATTTATGGCTTAGGACAAATCAAAGTCTCACAGGGACTTAAAAACAACTTTAACCGCCAAGAGATTTATCAAACGCTAAAAAAGGCGATACCCGCGTTTCAGGATGCCGTCAGTGACTTTAGTGTGTCCGTGGGTAGCTTGCCCGATCCCGTGTTACCAGAGCACTATTTTTACTTGCACTCAACAACTAATTTTACCGTGGCAGTCACTCAACTAAGCGATGCAGGGGGTGGATTGTGGAATTAACGCCCTTAGCCCCCTTACAAGCCAGTACCGACTATTGGGATGAAATAGACGAAAGCAGCATAGAAAACGAGTTAAAGCTGTTATTCATTGCCTTGTTTCAGCAATCACTACGCACCCAATTTAGGCGAATTGACCACTACGGCTATCCGCATTTGCTCGATGAGGCGGATTTTGAAACAGTACAACGATTTATCAAACTGGAAGGATTAAGTCTATTGAACCGCGAAACCGATAATCAGCCCTATATGCGTGAAGTCTTTAGGGCATGGCGTGGCCAACACCCACGGCGCGGTTTAGGATTTTTAGAATTTTACTTGCAGATGCTTTGGCCTAATGCGTGGCAGATTACCCAATACTGGCACAGTGTTTCAACTGTCGGCAATTATCCGTATAACATTGTCCCTGATGAATTAGGGGGCAGTTTTTTAACAAGTCGTGTCGGCGTTACGCTTGACCCCGAATTAGTTACTAATTTTAGCGAGTTGGCTAAAATGACACCTGCATTAAAACGGGTAGTGCCTGCGCGTATTGTTTTGGGTTTTTCAATTAAAATTACCCCATCCAATCCTGTTTACCTAGAAGTAGGGATGGCGTTTACACCAACTGTTATTTTGACGCTTGAAGATAGCGCATTGTTGTAACCCTTACCAAACACGCCTAAACCACACCTGATAATAGACATAACAAAACCTGTTAATGAGATTTTATTATGTCTGTATCACCTGCCGATTTATTAGCCAAGAATTACAAAACCGCACAAGCCTTGGGGCAAAAAGAAGCTCAATGTGATGCTTATTTTGAAATTGAAGGCTATGAAAACTTAAAGTTTTTAGCTAAAACCTTTCCTCGACCCGTTTTAGCGAGTGCTGGTACGCTTGAGTCGTACTTGCCCAACGGCGTGAAAGTCCAACAACCGCAACAGTTACAAGTCGCGCAAACCCATGAAGTGAGTTTTTACGTCACTAGAGGCGGTCAAGTCGAAAAAGCATTAAATGCCCTAAATAATAGCGGCGGCATTTTTCAAGCCACGGTTCACTTGGGGCAAGTCGATAAGCCTTACGCTAGTTATCCCTTAACCGATTGCTTTATCGCTGAAATATCACCGCTTGACCAAGATATTGAAGGCGTGGGTCAACACGTTATGATGAGTGGCACGCTGTACTATCATTATTTTGGTGAACGTAAAGAGGCGTAATCCATGACTGTTGCCGTATTAGTCACGGAGTTTATGGCCTCTCGATATACGGGAGGCTTGGTCTTGACCGATGTCGAAGTGACGACGGCAATGGTTAAGGCAGTACGCTTTTTTGCGGGTTATGCGAGCTTGGCACATTTTGCCAATCAGCCTACACCGATCACACCAACCGTTACGCAAATTGACAGCACCGTGGCATTAACGACGAGTGAATGGGCAATCATTCAACCGTTGTTTAATGCCTACGTTGACCATGAGAACGCCATACGTTTAGAAGCGTCCCGTGGTCTAGGCTTAGATGTGTTTGGTCGCTCGGTGAGTGAATTAGCAGGGGCAATCACCCTGCTTGAAACGGATTTACCGCGTAAGGCGTTTTATCAGGCAATGGTAAGTGTGGGTAATTTAGATGTTTATTCAACTCAGTAATAACGTAATACTGCCAACAAGTCATTTATTGTCGGCGGTATTGCGTACCGACTTAGTGCCTGTACCTGTTTCCTTAGAACTTGAGGTACGGCATGATGACGAATTAGCAAAACAATTAGCCGAAGGTCAAAAAATATTTGTCACTGGCAAAGCCGTTGAATTGCAAATCATCAAGTCTCAAATTAAACAAAGCCCACAAATACCCGATAGGGGCATGATCCAAGTGACGGCGGTCTTGTCGTCCTGCGTGGCTATTGGTTACAGGCGGCAAAAGGCAGTCATTCTTAAAAGTAATTCTCTGGGCGCAATTTATAAAGCCTGTGGTGCAAAGGTCAGCATTAAAAATGATTTTACTGTGCCATTGTTTGTGTCGTTTCTAGGGCAAGTCCCGTCTGAGATGATTGCCAAGGTATTGCAAGAGGAGGCCGCTGTGGTGCGTTTAAGTGGCAAGCAATTGGATTGTGTACGTTTGGCCGATTTAATGAAGCAAGCCCCCAAGTTAAGCCTCCCTCAAGGGTTTGGCGAGCAAATAGCCAGCGGATTTTTAGAACGGCATTTAGTCCCCAGTTTTTATTCAACGGGCGACAATCGGGCAGTCGTTAAAGGCAACACCAAGAAAGTACGCGCTATCCAGTACACACCACGGCATAGCGAACGTGCCGCCAATAACATGACCTCGGCACTCATCACCAAGCAAGTGCTTAACCTGAGCTATAACGATGATTACCAAGCGGGTGATGTGTTTAATATTGGCGGTGTAGCAATGGCCATCATCACGGCGGCACACGTTTATGAAACGGAAAATGAAGGAGATGGCGGCAATCAATACACGCGCTTATGGCTAGGGGAGCTAGAAACATGATGATGTTTGGTAAGTATCCTGCCGTAGTGATGAGTTATGACGGTGGTACACGATTAGCAAAGGTAAAACTAGAACCGTTAGATGAAGGTGCGGATACCGCACTCGATGCAGAGTTACTTTATCCCTTGGGTGATAAATCCAATACAGCGATTGAAGTATTGGCCAATGACCCTGTTTGGGTAGAGTTTGAAGCAGGTGATCCACGGTACCCGATTATTGTCGGTTATCGGAATAAGCGAGAAGGCAATGATGATTCGACAAGGCGTTATCATCATCATGGCAGCATTGAATTGTTGGCAGACAACATCATCAAGATAAAAGGTGATGTGAAGGTGATTGTTGAAAGCCAAACGGTAGAAGTACATGCAACCACGGTAACAGTGACGGCAACCAATACCAATATTGCCAGCCTTGTGA